CGAAAAACGAACGATAGAAGAATGGGATTTATTTTTCAACTCAAAAGAAGAACTAACTACAAAAAGAAATACACCAGAGTTTAAACAGATACAAGCTGTCTACGAAGCTTACAAAGCGTACATTAATTTTTTAAACAAATGAGCTATGAAAAAATACGAACCTACCCAACGCGGAGCCAAGTCGTATGCCGTTGACCTGATGGAATCGATTGGTATCGAGGAGTATAGACTTGAATACAAATCCGGAAAGAAGCTAAATATCGTTACTGACTTAGGGTTATACGTAATATCGTATGATGGATCAGTTCGATTAGTACTAACTCCGTTCAAGTAACAACATCGTTCACGGACAGTGAACAGTATTAAAAAGTGAACAATAAAACAAAACGACATGAAACATTTTGAAACAAAACGAGAAGCTATCAAGTTCAGAGATGAGCAAAACAGTAAAGGTAAAAACATTAAAGTCTTTAAAAAACTAAAAGGACACAAAAACAGAATTAAAAAGCCTTTTGTTGTTGGTACTCAATTAGAGTGGTTAAATCTACACTAATATTATGAAAGATGATGATTGGATTAAAAAAAACTTGTAGTTATGAAATACTCAATTAAGATAAAGTCTTCAACACTTGGAGAAACATATTTTACAGTTGAAGCCAAAGACCCTTGGACTGCTTTGCAGAGGTTAACTTCACTTAGAAACGGTGATATGGGAGCAGCTCTAAAGTTGTCTGATAAAATTGAAGTGGAAGTAGTTATAAAAAACAAAACGACATGAAAAGAGCATACCCAACAAGCACGAGAAATTTAACTAATACCATTAAAAATGGTGGTTTTGATGTATCTACTTCATACGGTAGAAATGCTGGTTCTGTAATTGTTTTACGCTCTAAAGGGTTTAATGTATCTAAGTCTAATAAACTTAGTAAACTTGGCGAAAATGAATTAGTAGAGCAGTACGTAGTTACTTCTGATAGTAACGAATATCTTGAAGAAATAAAAAAATATCTTATAAGTATTGGGTATATAACATCTGTAGTTAGCTTCCAAAAGCTATTTGTGGCAGGGCAAACCGTTAAAACTTTAAACACTTAAAAACAAAACGACATGAAAAAACAGATCGAAAAACTAACAGCAATCCACAGAGCGATTGAAAACCGTGAGCAAAGTATTGAAGTGTTACAATGTTTTTGGCAACAATGGGATGCAATCGGAAGCCGTGAGCAAATGCAAAAGATAAGCAAGAAGATAGCCAAGCAAGAGAAAGCCATTAAACAACTAAGGGCAAAAGCTGGTCAAGTATGTTACGATTTAATCAAGGAGTTATGACACCAAAAGAAAAAGCAGAAGAGTTAGTTGGTAAGTTTAACATAACTTTCCATCATCATAAAGCACTTGAATTTTTCAGATTGCAGAGAGCGAAAGAATATGCATTAATAGCAGTTGAAGAGGTTTTAAACAGTGTTTATGAATATAGCTATGAATATGAATTTTATAATGAAGTTAAACAAGAAATAGAAAATTTATGAAACTACCACACATAACGCAAAGCGGAGTATCTGTAGTAATAACAGACGGATCGATGCTTATTGATTATATCAACAGTTTTTTTGATAAGTATGGAGAGATGCCTATATTTGATACAATCGATGGCAGCGTAGTCATAACGAACCAGTGCTACCTTGATGTCATGCGGATTAGCAACAACGCTATCCGTGAGTTTTACGGAATCAAATAGTAATCATATGGAATCATTAAACGAATCAATGAGATACAAAATTAAAGACATCTACGCCTATTATTACACTAACGTAGATGGTATTGTTTTGAGTAGTTCGATGGTAGTAATAATTAATAGTGATGCTGAATGGTATCATGAATAATATAAATGATGAGATATGAATATTTACATAGCAATAGAAGAGGCTAAGAATAACGAGTCGGTTATATACAATCTAAGTACTGGCGAGATAATCGTTAATCCATATAGATTCGAGTACATAGATGATACAGATGTTATAGCGACTTACGGTATGAGTACGAAGGAATGCTTGGTAAAGTGTAAGATGATTGTAGATCGATACGCTGATCTAATTGCGGACGAATCAACATGGATAAAGATAGATAACTGTGATGACTTTATGATGGTATCGTTAGCTAAGAAGATTGATAAGTCTTGGTTAGATACACTATCATTAGTCATGACATTTTTCATGTCATCCATGATATTATATGCTATCTGCAAGTTTACATATTATGTTTCACAAAATGTTTAGATATGTTTAAAAGAAAAGATAGGAATAATGGCATCAAGCACAATCCAGTTGTAGCTAAGACTGTGATGCCTGACAAGAAGTATAACCTTAATGAAGTATTTGAAAATGCAAAAAGAGAAAGAGATAAATCGTATAAGAGAGTGGATCGTTGAGAATCCACATGTAACACCGAACCATGGTGATGGATCAAGAAAGAAGGAGAATGTTTATCCTAGGTTTTATTTGATATACTACATGCGTAATCACATTGTAATTACTGTTGAGGATATCGCTAAGATAATTGGTTACACGAATCACACGACTGTGTTAAACGCAATTAAAAAGTGGCATTCACTTGGTAACTACAGGGACGTTATGTATCTTACAAGAGATGTAAGGAAGGCATTCCCAATACCAGGTGATCCGCTTTCAGTCGATCCAGAGCCTATAGAGTTAGATGATGATGAGTACATCATGTGCGGAGAGATGGCTGATTACATGAACCTAACTGATGCCCAAGCATCAAGGGTTGCTAAGCTATTGGATATAGATAGAAAATTTAAGTATGAATACATGATGAATGTGAACGGTCGATCAGATCTTTATGTTTATAATAAAAAACAAATTTTAAATAGATACGGATTATGTCAGTAAGAGCAAAAGAATTTTTAGAATTTAAGTTCGGCAAGGACAGGATGAACGGTAATAACATTGCTAAACTTTTAGAGGAATATAGGACATGGGAACCATCAGTTGAAACAGACAGCATTGATATCATAAAAGCGTGCGATGATATGGGCATAAGGAATAACAGTAGATTACAGGTTATGGTTGACTCAAGATTACATATTAGTGTGTATTGCTATGTATACAGAGACATGAAGATAGGTAAGATTGCGAAGATGTTTGGAAGAGATCACTCCAGTATAAGTGTTTTAATTAAAGCATATGAGAGTAGATACAGGGACAAGAAGTTTTTGATGGTATCAAACGACATCTCTGAAAGGTATGGACTGAAAATAGATCCTGAGTTTGCTATAAAGGTTATAAATGAAAAGAGAAGATGAATAGGAAGATATTTTTAGGAATGATATACTGGTCTATTCTTATTCTAGCTTATGGACTTATAATAAAGCTAAAGCTTCATCAAGATGAGCAGGATAGGATAAGATACGACAAAGAAAACTTCAGGTATCCTGACGATCCTGATGAATAAAAACGAAAAATAGTTGACAAAATACTTGTGGTATTTAAGATGATAGAGTAAATTAGTAACCCCGTTTAAAAATAAAATCAAATGAAAAAGACACATTGGAAAAAGATGACAAACCCAGACTATCTTGGAGCGTATGACTTTGACGAAGATGAGAAGTCAAGAGTGTTGACGATAAAGCACATTGTCCAGGATAAAATTAAGGGAACTGATGGTAAGTCGGAGGATTGCGTTATAGCACACTTTACTGAAGGTAAGCCGATGATCCTTAATAAGACTAATATGAAGGCTATAACTATAGCCTACAAGACACCTTACATCGAGGAATGGACAGGAAAGAGTATCAGCGTGCATGTCGAAAAGGTTCGTGCATTTGGAGACATTGTGGACGCACTACGTATTGACACAAAAGCACCAAACAATAATAATGTCGCGAATGTTAGTAGCCATATAATTCTGAAGAAGGATGATGAGAACTGGTCGAAAGTGATATCATATGTTAAGGCTAACAGTGGATCGAAGCCTTTTGAAAAAATATCTCAAGACTTAGAGAAGAAGTATAAGATGTCACCAACAATTAGTAAATCATTAAGATCAGTTTATGAAGAGTCAAAGTAGTCAAATAGAACTTCTCCGTAATGATGATAATTACTACGGAGATTTGGGTAAAATGTATTTAAGTAACAGTGACATATATGCACTACTAAATAATCCTGCGTCTTACAAAAATCATGAGTACAGTAAGCCAATGCTGGAAGGATCATACTTCCACACGTTGATGCTTGAACCTGATAAACTAGACTCATTTCAAATAGTCGATGCTAGTACTAGGTCTACAAAGATATACAAGGATGCTCTTGAGTCATCTGATAAGGAGATGCTTCTACTCGGTCATGAAGCAAGGGCTATAGAGGATATGGCTAACAAGATGAAGTCATCACTTGACATATACGAACAGGTGTATGAGGATGGCGCGGTATATGAAGAGCCAGCGATCAAAGAGATATACGATGTAATGTGGAAAGGTAAGGCTGATGTAATCAACTCATCTTACGTGATTGATCTAAAGACTACCGCTGACATATCTAAGTTCAGAAGATCTGCGTTTACATACAACTATGACTCTCAGGCATATCTATACCAACAATTTTTTGGTAAGCCTGTTAAGTTTATAGTCATCTGCAAGAGTACTGGTATCATCAAACAGTTCGAATGCTCTTCGGAGTTTCTTGAAAGCGGCAGAGATAAGGTAATGGATGCAGTGATTGCTTGGAATAGATTCTTTGGGCCAGACGCTACTGATGATCCAGAAAGTTTTGTAGATACAGAGATACTTTAGCAAATAAGCCACAATGCTGGAGTGGCATCTATCCAGCAAATTAAATTCAATTCAAATGAATAATTTCAAAATGAGTGGAGTCGTTAAAGTTGTTGGCGACTCAAAACAGGTGACTGATAAGTTCACAAAGCGTGATCTAGTTCTAACCGTTACTGACGGAAAGTATGACCAGCATGTTAGCTTCACATTTGTCAATGAGAATGCAAACAAACTTGACTCTATTGCCGAAGGTCAAGAGGTAGAGGTATCATTCAATATCAACGGTAGAGAGTGGCAAGATAAGTCTGGAGAGATCAAGTACTTCAACACGCTACAAGGGTGGAGAGTTGACGAAGTTGATGTTGCTCAAATGCCTGAGCCTCAAAAAGAAGAGGAATCTGATCTTCCTTTTTAATGCTTAAATGTTGAAAACAGTTCCCTATATTTCTTTTTATATAATAGTATTGATAATACTTTTTTATATTCTGAAAATAGGGAACTTTTTAAGCATTCGAGCATTTTAATACATAACTTACTGTATTACAGATAAGTAAGTTTTTACGTTTCAACATTTTTTTAGCACTTTAATAACATTTACCAGCATTATGGTTACCATATTCCAAAACATACTACACACCACTACTCCTTTCTATGTTGAAGTAGACGTTATATTCGAAAGGATAAAATCGGGTAAGAAGTGTGGAGATCTTGTAGAGAAGATAAGATCAACAAAAGAAAAAGATGATCAGAATGAACTGAAGAAGGGACTTGCTGCTATATGTTTCAGTGGGAAGTTCTCTAAACGTTCTGACAACTCCATCATAGAGCACTCTGGATTGATTTGTCTTGACTTCGATAACTTCAAAACTGTGAAGGACATGAAGGATGCGAAGAATGCATTCAAGAAGGATAGCTTCACCAATGCTGTTTTTGTGTCTCCATCTGGGAATGGGCTTAAGGTTATCGTTAAGATACCAAAGGATATAGATGATCACAAGCTGTACTTCAACGCTCTTAGGGATTACTATAACACTGACGAGTTCGATGTAACATCAAAGAATCTCAGCCGTGTCTGCTATGAGTCTTACGATCCAGACATATATGTAAACCACGACTCAGATGTGTGGACTGATAAGATTGTGGATAGTTCTGTGACTGTAGACCTGAATAAAACATCTAACACGATAACAATCGATGATGATAATGAGAAGATATCTAGGTTGATGAAATGGTTCGATCGAGGCTATAGCATGGCTAAAGGTCAACGTAACAACAATCTATTCGTGTTAGCTAGTGCGTTTAATCAGTACGGTGTTGACAAGACCTTAGCCTCCTTTGTTTGTGTCAGTAAATATCAGACAAAGGGATTTGGGAAAGATGAGATACAAAGGACTATAGACAGTGCATACTCTAATCGATCCGAGTTCAACTCAAAGGCGTTCGAGGATACTGACAAGATGCATAAGCTAAGGAGACAGGTTAAGTCTGGGGCTACTAATAGAGAGATTATAGAGGCTCTTGAGGAAGATGGGATAACTGGCAAGGATGTCAAGAAGATAATCAGCAATGTCACCGAGAAAGCGATGGAGGATGTCAAGGTATTCTGGTCTAAGAGTGACAAGGGTGCGGTTAGTATTGTTCATCATCTGTTCAAGGAATTCTTGGAGGACAATGGATTCTTTAAGTATTATCCTCAAGGTTCTGCATCTTTTATATTTATACGACGAGTATCCAACAGGGTGATGAATACTTCGGAGCAGGAGATAAAGGACTTCGTCCTGAAGTATATCGATGACCGTGTTGATGACATGAGTGTATGGAATTTCTTTGCTGATAAGACTCGATTCTTTAAGGAGGATTTCTTATCGATGTTGAACGATATCGATATATCATTTGTTGAGGATACAGAGGATTATTCATATCTATTTTTTAAGAATGTTGCAGTCAAGGTTACCAAGACTAGTGTTGAAGAAATAGAGTATGAGAATCTTCCTGGATGGGTATGGGAGGATCAAATGATAGACAGGGACTTCGATAGTTGTGATGGTGATCTATGCGAGTTCAGGAAGTTTATTCACAACATATGTGATGATAGCGAGGGTAGAATCAAATCTGTTGAGTCAACCATTGGATTCTTGCTACATGCATACAAGCCACCATCTTACTGTCCAGCTGTTATATTGAATGACGAGATTATTTCGGAGAATCCAGAAGGAGGTACAGGTAAGGGGATATTTGCTACAGCAGTAAGTCACCTTAGAAAGTCTGTAGAGATAGATGGTAAGATGTTCTCCTTCGACAAGTCATTCCTTTATCAAACAGTACAGCAGGATACTCAGGTTTTAGTTTTTGATGATGTTGTTAAAGGCTTTAACTTTGAGAAACTGTTCAGTGTTATTACTCAGGGTATAACTCTTGAGAAGAAGAATAAAGATGCTATCAAAATTCCTTTCAGTAAGTCACCTAAAATATTGATCAGTACCAACTACGCATTGAGAGGTAGCGGTAACTCATTCGATAGAAGGAAATTTGAATTGGAGTTTAAGCAGTACTATCGAAAGGACTTCACACCTCGCGAGGAGTTTGGTCACGATTTGTTTACTGATTGGTCTGAGCATGAGTGGTGCATCTTTGACAACTACATGATATCAAACCTTCAGAAGTATTTAAACAATGGCATGATAGAGGCTGACTTCAATAATTTACATATCAGGAAGTTTATAGCCGAGACTAATCATGACTTCTATGAATTCATATCTGATAGCACTAATGGGTATAAGATATCAGATAAGAGATACTATACAAATAATGTATTCGAGAAGTTCGTTGAAGAGTATCCAGACTATGCGCCACGTTCACGTAGACAGATAAGCCGTAAGCTATTTAATCATTGGCTATCTAAGTGGGGATCGTTTCATTTCGGTGCTGACGCTTTGATGGATAGAGACTCGAAAGGAAAGTATATTGAATTTAAAAGAAAGTAATATGGATAAGTATGATTTTATAAATCCGAATCATTACAAGAATTTTAACAAAGAAACTATTGAAATGATGGAGGATATCTGGGGGACATTGGCTGTAATAAATCACTGTGAGATGTGTGCATTCAAGTACAGAATGAGACTTGGATCAAAGCCAGACCAACCAATTGATAGAGACTTGGATAAGGCTAGATGGTATGAGACTAAGGCTTCAGAGCTAAGGGCTAAGTTGGAAGAAAATGATTTACCGATATGACTAAGGATCTAAGACCTATACAAAGAGAGAAGGCTATGGAGGCTCATATGGTTCTGTCTAGCCTTGGATGTGTATACATTGCTGGTCAGGTTAGATCTGGTAAAACCGTAACATCGCTAGAAGTTGCCGAAATTTATGGAGCTAAGACGGTGTTGTTTCTAACTAAGAAGAAAGCTATAGATTCAATACTATCAGATTACTACGATTTTGGTTATCATATTCCATTCAACCTTACAGTAATCAATGACGAGTCAATGCATAAGTTGGATGATCCAAGTTATTACGATTTGATTATACATGACGAGCATCACAGGTTTGGATCGTTCCCGAAGCCAGGCAAGTATACTAAAATGTTTAGAGATAACTTCTTCTTCAAGCCTATGATATTTCTGTCAGGTACACCTACTCCAGAGTCTTACTCTCAGATGTATCATCAGTTTTGGGTTACCAATAACAGTCCATGGGGTAGGTATTCGAACTTTTATAAATGGGCTAATGACTATGTTGATAAGAAGCAACAACACATCGGCAGTCACATCATAACAAAGTACGACAAAGCTATAAAGCAGAAGGTAATGTCTGATGTCAAGCAGTTCATGGTTACAATGACTCAGGCAGAGTCTGGATTTAAGTCTACTGTTGAGGAATCTTTTATGCATGTTAAGATGAGTAGCAGGACTGAAAAGATGTGTAAGACTTTAATGGATGACCTTGTTATTGAAGGTAAGGATCAGGTCATACTAGGTGATACACCTGCTAAACTCCAACAAAAGCTTCATCAGTTGTGGTCTGGAACAGTGAAGTTTGAATCTGGTGATTCAATGGTGCTGGACTATAGTAAGGTTGATGCTATAATTGATCGGTTCAAGGAAAATAAGATAGCTATATTCTACAAGTTCAAGGCTGAATACAAAGCCTTAAAGGATAGGTTAGGAGATAAGTTAACTGACTCAGTAAACGACTTTGATGAATGTGAACATAAGTGGATCGCACTGCAAGTTGTCTCTGGTCGTGAGGGTATAAATCTTTCAACAGCAGATTATTTGGTGATGTATAATATTGACTTTAGTGCTACAAGTTACTGGCAATCCAGAGATAGGATGACTGTCAAAGATAGAGAGAAGAACGAAGTTATATGGGTATTCTCCGAAGGAGGCATAGAGGACAAGGTATATAAAGCTGTATCAAAAAAGAAGAATTACACAGCATCAGTCTTTAAGAAGGATTATGGAATTAAACAAAGGAAAGCCTAACGATCATTGTAGGTACTGTAAGGAGCAATTAATTAAGAGTATAAAACTTAAAAACAGAGCTATGAGCAAAGAACAAACACCGATTGAGGAACTTCAGAATTTTGTGAACGATGAATACCCTATAACAATAGAAGAACTAAGAAAAGTAGAAGAGTACGATAATCATTACAGATTATTAAAAACAGCTCTATTTTATGAAGAAAGGATTTTAAAGTTCTTAAGAGATTACAAGAAGTACATAACCAAAGAAAAGGAACAAAGAGAGGAACTGATAAAGGAGATTGCAATTGAATGCTTAGACCTACAACTAAATGAGGTTGAAGAAACATACAAAAAATTTGGTTGTGAAGAAATAGCCGAACAATACTACAACGAAGTAATTAAACCAAAGTATAAGCTATGAAACTAACAAAAGAATATTTTATTTCAGAAATGGATAAAATTGCAGAATCTAACGGTTATAAGAAGTTCACATCGAGAGTTGATGATTTAGGATTTATCTATCAAAAGCGTGTAGAATCAGAATTGGTATGCTCGCTGAATGACAAGCTTCATATCAACATCAATCCAAGTTACATTGAGTTTAATAATGATTCCATATATGCCAAATTCAAAATGAGTATAGTAGCTGAGAACAAAGATATTTGGTATGATTTGGGTGTTTACGGTTTAGATTTAAGTGAATCTGATAAAATACCTATGATTGAAGAGAATTTAATAATAATGTTTAACACACTAAACAAATGAAACTAAACGCAAAACAACAAGAGATTAAAGACCGAGTACTAGGAGAGGAAAGGGCAGTGCTACGTAATGATGTAGGAAAAGAAAAGGCTATTGAGATTCTAAACTCAATTGAGGATTGGGATTGGAATGGACACT